GAGGACGTGAAGACGGTGCTCGAAGCTCTTGGGTGTGAGGCTGAGTACAAGGTCACTGATGCCTGTTTCAGTTTACCCAACGGGTCTGTGATCCAGTTCGGAGGCAACGCCAACAAAGCCGAGCGCGAGAAGTACCGAGGTCACGACTGGGATCTCATCATCGTCGACGAGTGCCAGAGCCAGCCAGCGCTCGAATACCTTGTCACGGACATCCTAGAGCCCATGCTCATTGCTACCAAGGGTCAGCTCATCCTTGCGGGCACCGGGCCAAGGACACGAGGCACCTACTGGGAATCGTTCTACACCAATCCCCGGCCCATGGGGCTGCGCCTGAACTGGGACCTGACGGCCAACCCTACGATACCGGATCACGAGAACGCCATTGACGAGTACTGCAAGCAACGCGGCCTGGAGCCGAATGACCCTATGGTCTTGCGCGAGCTGCGCGGCCTGATCGTCTACGATGATGACGCTCTGGTGTACCGCTTGGGAGACAAGAACTTTTTCACATGGGAGGAGTTCGACTATTGGCTCAAGGGTCAATCGCCCGAGGATATCCGATTCGTGGCCGGTCTCGACTTCGGCAAAGAAGACTCAGACGCTCTGGTGGTGGTCTGCTATAGCGAGAAGCGGGACGAAAAGTTCGTTGTGTATGAGTACAAGCGCAACGGTACCGGATTCGTTGAGCTGACTGAGGCGATCAAAGAGGCGCGGTTCATCATCCTGAATGATCCTCGTTTCGCCTACGCTTACCGCCGCACCTTCGATATCTTCGCCGACACCAACGAAACCAAGTTCATCATGGACGCCAATGTCCACTACGGCCTTAACATCCTGCCCGCTGTGAAGCACGATAAAACTATGGGTATCCAGATGCTCCAGGATGAGGTGAGATCAACACGACTCAAGGTGCTCAAGGACGGCATTGTCCATGGCGAGATGCTGCGGACCATCTTCAAGCGCCTGGAACTGGAGGGTCAACCCAGCATCATCACCCGTGAAATCGATGACGAGGTGTTCCATCCCGACGCCCTCGATGCGCTGCTCTACTCGATGCGCAATTACTTCCTGACTCATGGTCAAAAGAACTGGGCGCCATCTGATCCCGTAGTCAAGACACCATCATCCACCCCGGAACCGACGAAGGATTGGAAGGATCTCCAGAGGCTGAAAGAGCGGAACAAAGCTGCCGACGATCAGCGTTACTGAATAATAGTGGGGCCATCTGGGCACTCTATATGTAGAGAATCCTAAGGAGAATATCCATGGCCCTTGAACCGATTACCATGTATCCTGTCATCTTCGACGCTCCCAACGCGAACAATGCTGGCAAGTTCTTGCAGAACCAGGGTGGTGCGTCGACCGGCAATGCTGAGGCCGCTAACTGGTCTACCGTCAACCTGTCCAGTCTCGGCTATACGTCTGCCCAGGCTACCTCCGCTACCCCTACCGGAACCACCTCGGCCACCGCTGTCATGATGGGCCTCGGCGCTCTCGGTACTCCCGCATCGATCACCCCCGGCGTGACTGGCCGCGTTCGGCTGCAGATCAGCGGCCAGATGGCGAACTCGACGATCAACGACGGCGTTACCGTTGACCTGCGCTATGGCACCGGAACCGCTCCCGCCAACGGCGCGGCTGTCACTGGTACCCTCGGTGGCATCAGCCAGACCGCTACCTCGCTCGTTGCGGCCCAGCGCTCGGGCTTCACCATCCAGGCTGTCGTTACCGGCCTTACCGTGGGCACAGCTTACTGGTTTGACGCGAGCGTCTTGGCTGTCACGGGTGGCACCGCCAGCATCTTCGGCGTGACCGCTACGGCTGTAGAGTTCTGATGTTCGGAAAGAAGAAACCCCTGACGGAAGAGGAAAAGATCCGTCAGGGTATCTTTGACCGGGCCATGCAGATGGCGGAACAGACGTACAAGAAAGACGTGATGTTCCGTACTCTCCAAGAGTCCGATTTCACCTACGCAATCATGATGGACATGATGAAGGCCGCAAAACTCACGGGCCGCGTCACCATCAAGTTTATCAACGGCACCGAGGTGGTCATCGAAAACGCCGACCGTTACCCCGATGATCCGAGGAAGGCCCTTGAAGACCTCTACGCCAGCCAGCTCATCTAAGCCCGAGAAGGTCACGCTCACCGCACGGGAAATCGAACTCATCAAGCAGGACGCCGCCAAGCTGGAGGCTTCTTTGTCTGCCCGCGACATGCGGTACCTACAGAGCCTGAACCGGTTCATGTACAACGGCGGACGGAATGAAAGCATTCGTTCGCTATACGTCTATCCTTCGAACTACCTGTACCAGGGTGTCGACGATGGCCGCACTGGTCCGCTGCCATCAATCAACATCGGGCGGTCCATGGCCCTGACGCTCCAGTCCAAGCTCATCCAGACCAAGGGGCGCCTATTCTTCTCGGCCTCCAACGGACTCTGGGAAACCATCAAGGTGTGCCGGAATGCTCAGGTGTACTTCGATGCGTTCATTGAGCGCGACAACCTGAACGACAAGGTCAAGCAAGCCGTGCTGGATGGTCTGGTTTTCGAGGCTGGATACATCTGGGTGGACGACGAGTCCAAGAGCACCATCAAGCTGCACCCGTGGCAGTTCTTCGCCGATCAGGCTGAGTATGACTATGGCAAGTTGTCGCGCGTCATGATCATACAGGATTGGTTCCCGGTTGGCGAACTCAAGGACAAGCTCCCCGAGGGTGGGTCAGCCGCGAAGGCTCTGGAACAGAACCCTCATGTCTGTGGGAAGGTTGTTCGGTACTTCGACCTCAAGCGCAAGATGAAGGTGCTATTCGTCTCCGGTGAGTTCATCGAAGCGGTCAAGATCGACTACGACATTTCCCCCGTGGTGCCGTTCTACTACAACGATCCGGTCAAGGGTATCTACTCGAATAGCATCATGACCAATACCCGTAGCAACCAGCGCCTGATTGACGAGATCCTGCGTAGGCTCCGTGATGCCCTGATCCTTTCACCGGCCAACACCATCTTGATCCCTGGCACCTCCGAGAACACGGATAACGACTCCCTGATCAAGACGATGGATTCCATGGTGGGGAACGTGGTCAAGTACGCTCCCGGCCTTGGCCTTCCTGTCGTCATGACGCCGCCCCCGATTGATCCGGCCTACATAGCGCACCTCCAGATGATCAAGAACGAGAGCTACGACCAGGAGGGGATTTCCCAACTCACCGCCCAGTCCAAGGTGCCGGACGGAGTTACCGCTGGCGTGGCCCTCGATACTCTCCAGGATATCCAGAGCACGCGGTTCCAGGCTCAGGTCGACAACCTGATTCAATTCTACAAGAACATCTATTCAACCATGATCGAGGTTTTCCCGGAGACCGACGAGATTCTCCCCGTGCGGCTGAACCGGGCCAAGATCAAGTGGAGCGAGATCAAGAAACAGCGCGACCTGTACTCCCTTACCTCCAGCCTTGCCTCGGTGCTCTCTAAAGAGCCCAAGATCAAGATGGAACAGATTGAAAAGCTCCAGGCTGGCAAGGTGCTCAACCCCAACCAAGCTGCGCAGCTTCTGGAAATCCCCGACCTTGAACAAGCCTATTCGGTCGCCACGGCCAGCTATGACAACTGCCGCAAGATCATCGAGCGGGCCATCGATGAGGAGAAGTATGACTTCCTGGATATCGTGGACCTCAACATGCTCCTCTCCGAGTCGGTCAATACTGCGCTGCAGCTCGACGCCGTGGACGAAAGCCCCGAGGTTCTGCAGCGCCTTGTGACGCTCATCAACATCGTCACCGAGAAGCTGAACGGTGTGCACGCTACCCAGACTCCGCCCATTCCGCCTCAAGGTCCGCCGCCCCCCGAGAACGTGCAGAATACCGGGCTCAATGGTGCCCAGGTGGTCGCTATCGCCGATGTGGTTTCGAGGGTGGCAACGGGCGAACTTACCCAGGATGCGGGCAGTGCGATTCTTGCCGCATCGTTCCCCAACATGACTGCCGATCTCATCTCACAAATGCTGGGCCGACCGCCCGAGCCCGTGAATCCGGCGCCGGTGAATAATAGCGCACCGCCACAGACACTTTATTAGTAGGGAGAAGTCATGGACAGTTTTGACCTTTCCGGGTTTACCCCCGAGGACATCAAGATGCTCTCCGAACAGCTCGCCAGTCACCAGCAGCCGAAGGCCGAGGGTGGTTACGATCTTGAAAA